CATCAGGATAGCCGTTTCCGATTGGATCAAGGACAACTACACCGTCGGCACTTCCACCAATGCTTGCTCGGCTATCTTCGCCTTCCAGATGGGCGAGGGTGGCGTATGTGGGCTTTCCAGCCCCGAGATGCTCCAGGTGGAACGGCTTGGCTCACTGGAGACCAAGGACGCCACCAGGACGAGGGTGAAATGGTATGTGTCGCTTGCCCTCTTTTCCAACGTCAAAGCGGCCATGATGACAGGGGTGAAGGACTGATAGAGCAGTCAGCACTCAGCGGTCAGCCGTCAGAAGGAAAGGGGGAGGTGCTGAAAGCTGATAACTGATAGCTGATAGCTGAGGAGACACCTCCTGCCGGGGGAGGGGGATATCGACCTCCCCCTCCCCCTTATCCCCTCTCCCTCGATGGGAGAGGGTTAGGGTGAGGGTGAAATACTGAAAACTGAAAGGGTGAGATTATGGATCTAGCAACAATGAGAGGCAGAGTCCGTGAGGACCTCCAGGACGAAGATGATGCTAACTATCGTTGGACCAACGACCAGGTGGATGGAGCTATCGAGAGGGTGGTTAAGGAGTTCTCTATAGTGTCCCCCATACAGCAGCAGGACGATATCGCTACCGTCGAGAGCAGCAGGGACATCGATATCTCCAGCCTGTCAGACCTGGTTGGAGTCGAGTCCGTTGAGTTCCCTATCGGAGAGAACCCTAGCCACTACCAGAAGTTCCGAATCTGGCAGGACACCCTGCAGATGGACGACGAAGGCGACGGCAGCGATGCCCGGGTAAGGTGGTACAAGGAGCACACCCTTGCCGAGTCGTCCACCATCCCAAGCCAGTTCGAGGAGATCATCGTCCTGGGAGCTACCGGATATCTTGCATCATCAGCATCAGTCTACACCGTGGACAAAGCTACCATCGCAGGCAAGTGGGCTACCATCAACTTCTTGAAGTGGGGAGAACAGAGGCTTGACCGCTACGAGAAGAAGCTGAAAGCCCTCAAAAGCCGAGTCATCACCAGGGAGCTCTATGGAGATAGCTAACAGCGGTCAGCCGTCAGAAGAGACGGGAGGCGCTGAAAGCTGAAAACTGAGGGCTGAATGCTTCAATTAGGCATCCTGAAGACCTTCGACAGCACCACCCACAAGGCGGGAATACAGCTAGCAGGTTCGCTAACCACCTACCTGGATGACATCGCCGTTGCCACAAACATTGCACCGGAGGCGATGAGCATCAGCAACTACGTTCTTGTGGCTATCCCCGAGGGAAATCCCCGGGATGCTTGCATCGTGGCTTCCTGGCCAGCAGGTAGCTCAGGCACAGCCAGCCTCACCTTCGTCATCGATGGCGGCGGCGAGGCCATCACCACAGGGGGAAAAGGTCACCTGGAAATACCATTCGCCTGCACTATTAAACAGGTAACTATGCAAGCTGACCAGAGCGGATCAATCGTTGTGGATATCTGGAAGGACACCTACGCCAACTTTCCGCCAACCGATGCTGACTCGATAACGGCGTCAGCTCCGCCCACGATATCCTCAAGCCAGAAGTCTCAGGATGCCACCCTTGCGGGTTGGACAAAGTCCATATCCTCGGGTGACATCCTGGCATTTAACGTCGATTCATGTGCCACGATTCAGAGAGTCACAATCAGCTTGCTAGTCGAAAAGACTTAGGAGGGACGAGAACATCACTGAAAAACGGTATCGAAAGGGGAGGAAGTGAGGGAAACCCTGGAAGAAAACTCAAAAGCCCGTTCTCGCACGTTTTTCAAGGGTATTGTGCCTAAAGAGCTACTCAGCACACCAGAGGAATGGCATGCCTTCCTCATTGGCTTCTTCGAGGTCCTGTGCCCCTGGCCAGAAGGACACCCGATGAAAGAGGACTACTTCTTCCAGATCGAGAACGAGCATCACTATTACCTGGCAGGCAGAGCAGCAGCCGTCATGGCCTGGCTCGCCATCGCCAAACTAATCCAGGTGGTGTTCTGGTGACACTATATGTTGAAAGGAATTTTTACGATCCTGGAAACCGACCACAAGATGTAGAAGGAGGTTAGAAATGACAGCACAAAAAAATATGAAACCAACGCCTTACAGAGACCTCATAGAAGGTCTTATTGTCAGCCTGCTCGACCTTCAATGCCCCCCGTTCGTAATCGGTCAATACGTGGCTGGCATCCTTAACCTTCTAACCACGATTGAGGAAAAAACGGAAATGAATTACTACTCCGCGCCGAACGATGAAGTCACTGAGCAGCTCCTTAACTGCAGCACAGAAGAAGCCTGACCGCCTTCCCTACGTGGAGGCGAAGGTCTACGACTTCGACCAGGGCATCAAGAGGCTATCCTGGGAAAGACTCTATGAAGGCAGCGAAGCCGACAACCACCACGGCATCGCCTTCGACGGCCAGGGCTCAATGCACCGTATCAGGGCGGATTCCAGCAATAAGCTGTACCGCCAGAAGGTCACCAGCCCCGATGATCAGTCGGACTATTCCCAGTGGACGCAGCTAGCTGCGGATTGCTACGGTCCATGTGCCATCGCAGCCCATGGCGCCAGGGTCTACATCTTCTACCGGACCACGGCAAACGTCCTGTGGAAGTACTACAGCCATGATTATGGCCAGAGCTGGAACAATGGCCAGCTCGTGGACTATGCCGATGTCCTGTCTATGGCCGCCACCTGGTGGTCAACGGGAGACATCGTCGTCTGCTTTGCCGCGAAGGCAAGCGAGCTCAACGCTATCGTCCTGGATTCCTCGGACCAGGAGACCAGCCAGCATACCCACAGCGAGCCGATAACCCATCCTCTGACAGCCACCTATGGCATCGGAGCTTCCTTCACCCCCAACCACATCGATGTTGTCTTCGCTGCTAAGGAGACGGCGGAGCCGTACAGCTTCATTGCCCTCTATCGCACCCAGCTCGATAGTAACTACGATTGGCTGGCCTTCCAGTATTTCATCACCGCCCCCGACGGTGAGGGCGTCACCTATGAGTACCCCGACTGCCACAACCCGTCATCGGCCCAGGACTACGAGAATACTCAGCTCACCGCGGTGGAGAAGTTCACCGGCACGACGGCCTATACCAGGCCGTTAATCTGTCATTCTGTCAGGGGCTCAGCCTTCAGCTCCATGGCCTTCACCGAGCCAAAGCCCTTCCTGAATATCAGCTCGAGTTATGGCTTACGCCTCCAGAGTACCAGCTCGTATTGGTGGCTGGAACGCCCCGACGGAGTGTGGAGAGCCCCCAGGCCAGCGGGTACCCCGTTAGATCTAACCCCCAACATCCTTTCCTTGAACGTAGAACGTAGAACATTGAACATAGCGCTTGACAACTCCAAAGCCCAGTATTCCCCTGATAGCTCACAGCTGACAGCTGACAGCTCAAAAAGAAGCGAAGTGGTCCTTAAATTAGGCTATAAGACTTCCCAGGGAAACGAAGCGGTGGAGGTGGGGAGGTACTGGATCGATTCCTGGGAGTATTCCTCCACCCCTAACACATCACTCATCACTCTTTACTGCCTGGACGGCCAGGGATTAGCCGGTAAGTGGTCCGCCCGTTTTCAAATGCGGTGGCCCGCCGACAAGAGGGTGTGGGAGATCATCCAGGAAATCATCTGCAGGTGGGGCATCAACCTTACCAGCCCTGGGGGAGTCCCCAAGAGCTCAGCCGTTGATAACCTGTATCCCGACTTCACCATCCAGCCAGGGACCACCGGAGACGCAGCGCTGAGACGTATCCTTTCGTTTATCCCCGACGCCCTCATCTTCGACGGCAATGAAGCCTATGTCAAGGACCTGAAGGACGACGAGGCGAGCTCGTATTCCTACGGTACAGCCCACGTTATCCTCCAGGGTGAGTATAGTGAAGCCGTCTCATTAACCAGGGCAAGAGCCATCGGGAGAGCAGAGGACGAATCCCGCATCGTTGAAGACGCCTTCGACTGGCCTAACTTAGAACTCGGTATTGATAACTTAGAACAATCGTATGACCCCAACCTTCAATCAGCCGCCAGGGCACAGGAGAGAGCCGACGCCATCCTGAGAAAGGCGTCATTGCGAGCGGAGCGTGGCAATCTCGTCGTCCCCACCAACGTCGGCCAGGAGCTCTACGACGTTATCACCGTCACCGATGCCCGTTGCGGGATCACCAGCAAGAAGTATCGAGTAATGCGTATCGATGTCCAATATGCCCCCCTGGGTGGCCAGTATCAGCAGAGGTTCACCATTGGAGCCCCGTAATGATTCGTTTTCCGAAAAAAAGTTCGCGACCGCAACCACCCCGAAGTTATGGTATACCTTAAATGAGACTTCAGCCTCACTACTTTTGCCCGAGAGGCGTCAAAACCCGCAAGCGGAAGGGGCAGCCCAAAGCCCGCAAGGGGGACGTCAAGGTCTGCTACGTCCGAATCAAGCGGCGGTGGGTGAGAGTGGGAACGATATGCC